GAAAAATATAATGGATATGTTTGTAACTATTATATCTAGTATATTTGAATATTTTGGTGATTATTTAATTGGTTACTATGGATATTTGCCATCGTTTTTGCGTGGTGGTGGTGAAGAACTAGAAAATTTAGTCGAACAATATAAAGAATTTGAAGTCTCTAATTATTCACTATCGGCTAGCAGTAACGCGGCTCACGCGAATTTTGTAGTCGATTTACATACTAAATTAATGAATTTGGAAGAGCAAATGTTGAAATCTACTTTAGTTAAAAAAGATAGAATTATCGCTTTGCCTTATATTCGAACCATGCGATCGAAAGTTAAAGAAGTAGTAGATAATTTACCCCCTCAGTTGAGAAATATGAGTGTAGGTAGACGAAGTAAGCCCTTCTGGCTGGGAATCGTAGGTGAACCTCGCATTGGTAAAAGTACCTGGTTTCAAAATTTTGTAATAACTATGTTAGCGAAACAACAAAAATTAGTGACAAAATTTCAGGATCCCTCGGTATACGCTTTTACGCGAACTTGTGGTGCTGAATTTTGGGATGGTTATGCGCAACATCCAGTTTTATTGTATGATGATCTATTTCAGGTGTATGCAGATGAGCAAACAGTGATGCGTGGTATAGATGAATTAACTAAAGTTGTAAACGATGCAATATACCAATTGAATATGTCTCAAGCACAGGAGAAGAAAGGTCATTATATGGTAAGTAAGATTGTTATAAGTAATATGCAGAACGATTTTGTCGGACAAAAATATATTAGTGATAAGTGCTTATCGGCGGGTTTACATCTGTATGCAAGGAGAAATGCTGTTGTTAAATTACATGTTAATCCAAAATATATGACCCCTCAAGGAACAGTAAATTCAGATTTCATGAAAAATAGTGTTGATTGGAATGAAGGAGATCATCTTATTTATAAAATAATCCCGAAAGACGCTTATAGTCTAGAGTTTTTTAACCCTAAAGATGGAACAAATCAGATAGTTCCAAATTCTACTCCTTGGATTGAAAATGGCGTCACTTACGCTAATCGAGTAAGTGTGCCTGAAGGTTTACTATATATATTACAGTTATCAGATAAATTCTTTTCAGCGGGAATGGATATAGGTGCATTAGTTAATGATGTGTGTGAAGAATATTTTTCTGCTCAAATGTACAATCCTTTAGAATCTTTAGCGGGTTCTTATGCTAGTGTTGATAGTTATAACGCCGAAATAAATTGTGTGACACCATCTACAATGGAATGTTGTACATGTGATTATACCGGAGATGCTCGAGAATTAGAAAAACACTATGATACTGCTCACGGATATTATGGCCAGTGTAAATTTTGTGTATATAGAACTTCTGAACTCTCAAATCTTATTCAACACGTGTATCAATATCATAGACTCCCTTGTACTTATCTTGAAGATTTTAAAATGTATTGTAAATATTGTGATAAGCATACAGATATATTAGATGGACATAAGTGTATGGGCCAGGTAATATGTGATAGTAGGACTTTGGTCCCCTTGGTGCGAGATGTGCAAATATTTGCGGGAAGATACGTAGATTATTTGCGCGTGCCTGTATCTGCTATAGATAATAAGACAATTACGTTGTTTAATGATATCTTATTCAGGAATGAAAAAATAGAGTATTTAAATTATATAGAAACTTTGTGTAAAGAATGTTGCGATAATTTTTATGATTTGCTTGCATATAATGAAGAGGCGTATGGACCAGTTATTAGAAAATTGACATGTAAGGGACATGTTCACTCAACAACTTGGGAGGAATTTATTTATGAAGAACCCATTCAAATAGAATCTTTTGCAGATAAAGCCAAGAAAGTTATTCACTCCTACTTGTCTGGTTGGAAAGAGTTTATGAAGACAACTACCTTTATTGCTATTGGGGGAATTGTAGCTATTGCTGCTGTTATAGGTGTGGCTTGGAGTTTCACGAAACCAAACGAGTCATTGGAAACGCATGCTGGATCTAGTCATAAAGATGCTCGCAGAGCTAAAAACACTCGATTGCGTGCTAAAGGAAGAAATAAGCAATCACGACACGGAGTGGGTACAATTCATGAAATAGATAATCAACCTGTAAATATAGGTAATGGTCAATATAAGGCCGAATTGTATAATAATAGCAATGTAACGTTAGAGCAAACGGTTGCCAGAAATATAGGAATAATACAACTGGTGTTAGAAGATTCTGGTGTGAGAATGATAAAAGAAGCCGCGGTAGCATTTGTTAATTTGTGGGGTAGTGTTTTTGCTATTCCACGACATTTTGCGATGCGAGTTAAGCAACTACAGGATGTGTACATAGAGAATAAAAAACAGATAAAGATATCATTGAGTCTGTCGTGGTCTAGACCAGCACGAGAACACATAGTACCATATGAAGATATAGTTTTTGTAGATCCCTTACAGCAATTAGAGGATAGTGGACACTTGACTGACGTTTTATTTTTTTATGTACCTGGATTGGCTTCAGGTAGAGATATAACAGGGCATTTTGTAAGTATCGATGATGAAGTCAATTTATATGGATCTTACCTATATGGGCATAGGAGCGCTGTAGAA